TAACTTACTTAGACATGAATATTGCTTATAGTCATAATGTAATAAATGTAAAGCATATTCTTTGTAGGTTACATATTGCATTGGTTTAGATCCACCTGCATCAGGCATGATGCATAGAGCTATCCCAATAGCTACTAGCACCCCGCGACCTACCCGCCTCAGCGGGTCGCGGTGAGCCTTTGAGAGGCTCTGCGCCGTTAGCGTACCATCGTTGTCAAGCATGTGCATAACTCTCCGTTCGTTATGGGCGTGTCTTTGGAGTTATCCACAGGATGTGTTTAGTGGATGTTCCAAGACTTGAATTGCATGTAAGACAAGCTGCGACTAAATTCTCAATGTTATCCATACCGCCTTTTTCTACTGGAATCACATGATCTACTGAATTGGCTTCATCACCACAATACACACAACAATAATCATGCATCTTTAGAATGATTGATCTTCGTTGTCTCCATAACCATGTGTTTGTTTTTTGGATATGTTGCGAACCTCTTACTGGGAACAATCCAATCATTACTGGATGAAATACAGGCAATTTTGATGACATTGGTAGTTGTGGCTCTTTATTCTGAACTTTAGGATTTATGCAGATTTCTTTTAGGTTTCGCCCTGTGCTTGAAAGACGATACTTATACAACTTCTGAGCAACGCCTCTATAAGGTCTATTTAATTGTTTTGCCATCCATGTAATGTCACCATTTTGATAATTAGCAAACAACCAATCAATCTCATTATCACTCCAGATATTAGTCCCACCACCTTTATAGGCTGGGTTACTATGCATCCTTGCCCCATCCTTTGCCCTTAAAGTGAATAGCAGCTGTGCTTATTGTCTTAACCATCGGCTTATTACAGTAAGTGCATGGCACTACTGGTCTATCGTGCCATCCATGTGTGATCTCTTGACTAAGATTGCAGTCTGGGCATCGGTAGTCGTAGGCTGGCAAGTGAAGCACCTCTTTATCTTGTAAGACCCACAGGCTAAGCAGCGGTCAATGTCTGCATCTGTGGGTTCGCTAGTTAGATGACCATATTGAAGTAGAAGTAGTGGCAAGAGATCAGCTAGTCGGATGATGGCGCAATACTCAGCAGCATCTTCTCCTTGTCCATTTAGCCGTATGACTCCGAAACCCAATTCCCCCGAAGAAGATGTCCGAGCCTTTAATTGCTTTAGATACGCAAGAGGTTGAAAGCCTGCCCTGGCTTTTACTTCAACATCAAACGGCACATTCACAATATCCTTGCCACTACCCCTTCCCACACACGCGCCCTGCCACCAAGTCGATAGGTACTCAGCTACTACGCGCTCTGTGCGGAAACCTCTGTGCTTCCTTGCTTGACTAGCCATTAACCATCAGTCCCATGATAACGCCACCAATGAATAGAACTAAGATCAAGATTGTAAGTAATTGCTGACGATCATCCATTGACTGCCTTGCACTTTCTGCACTGCCATGTGCCCACAATAGGCTGATTGTCCTTGAATTTAATCTCAGCAACAATGTCGTGAGCTTCTGTTGGCTCATTGCATAACTGGCAGTTGATCGTGTCAAATATCGGAACATCTTCAATGTTAGTCCACTCGCCAGTCGTTTCGTTATAGAACTCTAAGTGACCCATTATGCTCTCGCTTTCTGTGGTTGCCATTTACCATCGCTACCTATGACATACCAAATAGCAGGGCATTTGCCCTCAAAGCCTGCATGACCTAGAGCCGTACACTGATAAGCAGCCCAATCCTTGCCAGTTTTTGCACTGTGACCAGTTTTCCAAACCATGTGTCCATGCTTGCAAGTTGGTGCTTCTTGTGCTTCACCTGTACCAATGATCGCAGCTACAGTCTCCATAGCATTCTCTAAAGTCTGTGGTGCATCGACTACCTTCATGTATTCATTGACTGGAGTAGTCCAATAGTCCTGCTGATCTGGTACAAGATCCTGTACCGCTGGCTTTACTACTTTTGTAGCAACAACCTTAGTCATTTCTTCTCGGCTAGGGCGTTTTCCCTTAGCCGCATAACCTGCATTAGCAAGTGCTCTGCCGATAGCCGAAGTCTCACAATTCTCCAGTGCTGAAGTCGCATTAACGCCTCGATCAGTAATCTTTTCTTCAGCGTATCCTGTCGTCCACGCAACGCTATCACCAGCAGTCTTAAATAGATACGCCTTGATAATGTATCTATCCTTCTCGCAAAGCTCCATCTCTGTTGAAATGCGAAAATCTGGATAGTCCTTAATAAACTTCTCAAGTCTGACCTCCACTGTCTCATAATCGGCTAAATTAAACATATAGGTCGTTCTCCTCTGTTGCTAGTTGTCCACCAAGACCGGCATAGGATGCCATGTCGATCCAGTTGTCAATGTGCTGGGCTGACTGATTAGTTCTTGCAAGTTTAACCAAGACCATGATCCCTGCCACCTGATAGTCGTGAATTGGTGTCTGTAGGTATGCACTAAGGAGCATTGCGGTGTGCTGCAAGTTATCCGCAGGGTGACCATACGACAGACCACGATCGCGGATCGTGTCGGTGGCTGATAGTAAGATTTCATTGGCTTTCATTCTTCCCAGAATTCCTGTCGGCTTAGTGCGCGACCTCTGTGCCAACCTTCTCGAATGCCGCGTTCTTTTCCTAGCCTATAAAGATCTATAGCAATCAGTGTCATAGAGAATATTAACCCTATGAAACAGATCAGCAATGCTTTTTCTGTTGTAGTCATTGTGTACCTATCTGCATCCAGTGCCCTCGACTGGCTTACGATATTAGTGTGACATACCGACAAGCATTAGCTGCGTTGATTTGTATAACGAAACGATAACGATTCTCCAGCATCTACTGCATCATCGAGCGTGCGCTTTATATCAAGCGTAAAGTCGTCCATACAGGGTGAATGACCCATCCTTGTTTATAGGCACGAGCATAGGGCTAACATGATTTCCATGCGTTTCGATGACTGCCACGCTCATCTGCCAATTAGCACTGCCAGCCTTCAAATAAGAGGCTTTCTTCTTGTCCATGACATTCCCAGCCTCTAAGCCCCACAAAGTCCTGTATGAGGCTCCTATGCCCTCTGTGAAGGCACTGATGCCTGCTCTGTGAGTGTGTCCACAGACAACAGATTTACCAAATTTACGCGCTAGACTAAGGGCAGTAAGTCCAGCATTGGTGTTCATAGATCCTTCATCACCATGTACTAAGACCCAGCCTTTGTGGAACTCAAATGGCTTTTTGTGGAATCGGATGCCGAGTCCTGCGAAGTCCATAAACTTGGAGTATTCAAGCTCTGGGAGTCCAATGAGGCTAGGAGCGCGTAATAGCGTGTGGTAGAGCCTGTCTGTGTGATTACTTCGAGTGACATCTGTTGTGCCAAGTTCATAGAGAATATCCTGAGCAAGGCTTCTGTCAGCATCGAGCGTTCCTTCCCATTCTAATTTAGTGCCCTGTGCCCACTTGCTTTGTGACTGCATATCTAGCTCATCGCCTGTGTTTAATACAAGGTCGAACTTCTCTCGCTTTACTAACTTGATTAGATTCTTAACGGCTTGCTCATGGTGATAGGGGATCTGTAAATCCGATATGACCAGATAGCGTTTCTTAATCATCGTCCTCATCTTCATAATCGCCGAACTTCTCTGGCTCGACTGGATTAGGCAAGATCCAACGCGGGTAAGCCATTGGTTCTATAATGATTGCTAAAGATAACTCAACATCAAAACCTGCTCTGCGTAGTGCTCTATACATTTCTTGTAGGCTAATAGCCCAGGCATCTAACGCTGTGTAGGTATCTAAGTCAATAACCTTTTTTCTTGGCATGAGATAATTGTTACCTGTCTAGGAGTTGAATCACAGTTTCGACACGCGCTTCAAGTCTTGTCAATCTATCGTTCATTGACGATCCACCATTGGGTTTTAGTTCAGCAAGGTAATGTTTAACTAACCAGCGGATTGAACCCACAAAAGCAGATCCAATCGTGACAAGTGCTACTGCAAAACCTGCCCAGTTAAGGGCACTCATTACTTCTTTGTGCCGAGTGAACTATCGTTAGGCGATAGGTATCGCAAAACTGGTGGGATGATGGATGCAAGCCCAGCTGCAATAAGTGCTTTTGGATCTGTAATTCCTGCGGCATACATGGAAATTGCTGCTACAAGGAAGGCTCTCGCCCATGATCCTGCTGCGGTCT